GTGTCTGTAGTATTTGAATAACCCGCGTTACGTAATCATGTAGTAGCGCCGCGTTTGCAGTGCCTGCTATTACTCCGTTATGCGCAAGAGTTTTAAGTAGTAATCTTTTTTCTAAACTTTCGTTAGGTATAGTGAACTCTCGTACTCCGTCATGCGGAGAGTGGAATACAAACACAGACACGAAACCTTGCTCGTCATCCCACATTTGTTTTTGTATATACAAGTCGTGCTCATATACAAGCTTAGGGTCTTCACCGTCCATCTTGTATACACCCCCTGTCTTACCCCTAAAATAGGGTTCAAACTTATTTATAGGGCTAGAGGTAGACCTCTTTATAACTTTACCTAAGCTGTAAGGGCCTTTTACTTCTTTACTTTTCTTATGTGGACAACCTTCGCACCCTGTGGGGTTGTTTTTTTCAAATTCTTCACAAGAGTGTGGACCTTTTATTCCTACTATTTTCCTTTCTACTGCATGGAAGTCATAGTCTGGGTGGCCCTGAGATATGGTGTGAATTGCCTTGCTACCATCCGCACAAAATTTAGCTACAGAAAGAGCATTAAACCAACGAGGCTCAGATAAAGTTGCCCTATTAATTAAGCTGTCTTTAAGCTGCAAGCAAGGTGTGTCTCTGCCCACTATCTTAGAAAACTTATAGTCTTTATTTTCGTCGAGTAGTTTTTCCAACACATCTAATATTGGTTTACTACTTTTCTTTACTATGACCGCGTTAGGGTCTACTCCTAGCAGAGCACGTATATCATTAGGTGCGTGCCGTGCAGGCGCAGGATTAATTATCTTTACTAACTTAGGGTCATCCTTCTTTTGGTTGTAGGTGCCCGGCACTCGCAGTATGCGAGAAGGATCGAACACATTAGGGTCAGCACAAAATTTTTGAGTAACACATACTTCTTCTAGCCGTTTAGCTATAGGCAACCATTGCTCTGTAGGCACCTCTTCAGTAAAAGCCCAATAGACATGCAAACCGTAACCAGAGTTTACTATTGTAGGTTCCGGCAAATCGACGGTAGCACAAAAAGCTTTAAGCGCCTTAGCACCTTCTGCTTGGCTAGCGTAGCCCTTTGGTAACCCTGTGGACGGCTCTATTTCTTCTGCTTTGTTTCCTCCGCAGTCTATATCGAGCCACACAGCACCCAGAGACTCTACATTCTCTATCTTCCTATTACCTTTTTCTTTTAGCTTCCCTAGGGCAAAGAATACATCCATGCCTTGTTCAGAGAATTCATCAGCTATTGTATATGCTACTTCTAGACTATCGGTAAACTTTGGTATGGGCCTACCGTCTTTCATGCCGACCACATTGTATATGCCACCCCTAGGGACGACGTAATCTATGAGGTCAAAAGCTTGCATTATTTGTACTCGCTTATCAGTGCTTCTATGTAAACTGTAATTTCGTTGTTAGGCTCGTGGAAACCCACAAACCAGTTATAGATAGTCTGCCTACTAACCCCCAACTGGGAGGCCATCTCAGTAACTGATACATCATTATCGATGCACACCCTACCAAGACGAACCCCCAAAAGCGATTGATCAGCTTTTTGGTTTAGACTATCGATGCGTGTCGTATAGCCATAGCTCATTAATCGTCACTTCCCCATGATGAAATAATATCTTCTATATCATCATCGTCGTCGTCGTTAGGAGTTTCAGTTTTTTTCTTACGCTTAACTGGTTCTTTAACTTCTTCAGCGTCGAAAGCGTCAGGAGAATCGGTGGAAACTTCAGACTCAAACATGCTATCTGAATCTTCTGTCTGGAATGGACTGTCTGACTCTGCATCCGCACTGAAACCGTCTTCTTCTCCGAAAGGCGATGGGGGCTTATAAGGTAAATACTTAAGCACCTGCACACCGCGTAGTCTTAGCGATACACCAGTCGCTGCCATTTTGTAAGGTATAAGCTCTACTGCTATGTTTACTGTGCTACCAGTAGTTAACATGAAGCCTTCGTCTAGCTTCTTGTTCTTAGCATCAAATTGATCGGGAGGCGAAGTCGGATTACCACTATACGCAGCTTTGAAGCTAGCCTTACCCACAAAACTTCCGTCCTCTAGCTGTTTAAAAGGCATCTCAAGTTTCTTGGGCCAAGACTTATCACGCCCCGGCGCGTTGGTATATGAGCCTTGCATGATTTTGTACAGCTCTTTAGCTTTCTCGCTGCTCATTACAAAATCTAGTTCGTACTTTGCACCGTCTTCTGTTGGATCACACGGGACGCTCTTGCCATTTGCACCCGCTTTGTTATCAAACCTGTACGGCTTGTCTAAACGAGGGTAACGCGCAGCTACGTCGCGGATAATGTGAGATATGTTAGACATTTCTTGCTCCTTAAAAGGGTTTAGTTTTTCGTTTTCAGCTTTGTTTAAAAGCTGTTGTATGTTTGCAAGCTCTTCCTCTGCAAGAGGTCGAACCGGTTTAAAATACATCTTGTAAGAATTCCTATGCGGTACAAAATATATTTCGGTTAGCACATTGCCGACGTGCTCTCGGTTACGCTCAAGATGTTCTATATACTTATATAGGCTCATCCTGTTGTCTTCTTTTGAGAATAAACTTAACGCATTTAATCTAAGCTCATAAAGAAAATCTGTTTCAAGAAAGGCAACTTCAATGTTCGTGAAGTACTTACACAATGCCCCTCCTACACCCCTGCCAGTTTTTATACTTTGGGGGCAATCCATGCATCGTTTAGCCTGTATGTTGCTAGCAGGTACTAACGTTGCTGGAAAATCACAATCAAAAGACCAGCACGTTAAGCTGTTGTCTTTGTAATAGTTTCTAGATAGCGTACCGCTGTTTGTTATAACAACTTCCACAGACTTCAAAGGTTCATAGGTGTGTGGGTGTACAAAACACCCGTCCTGAGTTCTTAACCTCTTCATGCTTTGCGCGGTTTAAGTACAGTTATAGTGTACTTACGGTTTGTTTGTAGCCCCGGAGGTGCTATATCAGGATTAGTTTCTAAAAACTCTCGCATGTTCGTGCTGTGCATACGCTTTTCAAGTAAATGAAGTGCATCATTGTCTTTGAGAAACTTGTGCATCTTGTCCCAATCACTAGGCCAGTAGCTAGTATGTACTCTACGTGAAATAGTTCCTGCGGGAGTTTTTACGCTGTCTAGATTCTGTTCATCGCAGAGTTCTAGCATCTGCTGAGTAATCTTATCTTGCTGCGCTTTTATTTCTTTTATCTCTTCTTCTTTAACTTTTATAGCTTCGCGCATCTTAATATAGATGCCAGTTAGTTTGTCGGCTGTCGGTTTCATTGCTCCTCCTTTCTTGTAGGGAGAAGTAGTTTACCAATACTCTTTACAGTGTCAAGTACTTAATTCTTGTTTATACAAATCAATTATTTTAGTGTGGTGGTCTACCTTAGAGCGCAGCATAGTGTAGAGCCGAGTCTCAACTTCACTGCCCCGTATATGGACAATAGTCATGGGGTTGTGTTGCCCCGGTCTGTCAATCCGCGCATTAGCTTGCAAGTAAGTCTCTACGCTAGTAACAGGAGCGTACCAAATAATAGTATTAGCTGCGGTTAAAGTTAGACCATGTGACGCTGCTTGTGGCTGTATGATAAGCACTTGAATCTTATCTGTTTCTTGAAAGTCTTTAATTATTTCACTCCGTTTGTTCACAGGAACCTTACCTGATATTATTTTGCAGGGGGTTTTACTTTTAACTAAGAACTCATTTAGTAATTCTATAGTGTGTGTAAAGGGCACAAAGACAAGTACTTTGTGAGAAGACTCGTCTATTACTTCCTTAATAACATTCAAACGGTTACTTACGTCAAACTCAATGACTTCTCTATCGTCCGTGTAGACCGCACCCCCTGATATTTGCAATAGCTTGTTTAAGTTAGTGGCAGCGTTAACAGAAGTGACTTGCTCTCCATCAGCTTCCATAGTCATGCGATCCTTTAGCCTTTTATAGTACGAAGCTTGCTGTTTAGTAAGTGGCGCTTCTCGATCTACGTAAGTAACAGAAGGCAAATCTAAACACTGGTCTTTCTCAAACCTAATAGCGGGTTGCAACACTTCATGCACTACTTCGTTCGCTTCTGGTTTGGGGCGCCACGTAAACTGAGAAACTTTGTGCATTACCTTGTCTCTAAACTGCCCGTAGTACTTGGGTGCGTTCTTTGCGTTAACTAGCTTAGCCAAACCAAAAGCATCTACAGGTGATTGTGCTGCGGGAGTACCAGTAAGCATCCAAAGCCAAGTAGTATCCGCCGTGATGTCGCGCAAAGTTTTCCATCGGTTAGTCTGTGTGTTTTTGTAGGCGTTAGCTTCATCCACTACAATTACGTCAAAGCCTCCGTTAATAATTTCGTCCTTAACTACAGCTACCCCATCAAAATTTATAACAACAAACTCAGCACCTGCATTTAGTATTTTCTTCCGTTGCTCAGAAGTTCCATACGCTACAGAACAACTACGGTGCATAGCAAACTTAAACAAATCTTCTTGCCATGCAGATTTCATAATAGACAGAGGGCATATAACTAAGACACGTTTAACTTTGTCTTGCTGCATCAAGTAATCTACTGCCCATATTACAGACGCTGTTTTGCCGGTGCCTTGTTCGTTAAAACAAAAAGCTTTTTTATGTAATGTTAGGAAAGACGACGTTTCTTTTTGGTGGTCGAACGGTTCATACTTTCCAGTGTACGAATAGTCACGGGTCATAGGAGACGGTACTTCTTTTACTCTTAAACCCGCAAGTACTTGGGCTTCGTGCAACCTCCAAGGCACGGCTATCTTGTAAACTCCATCTACTTCACTGAGTATTTTATAGTCATCTACCTGCTCGGTAATTAAATGAGGACGTTTTGTTTTTAACACTAGGGCTTTATTGTCTATTACTTTCATTTATTTATATTCATTGGCAGTGAGCCGAGCTTCTTCACTTCTTTTTCCAAGTCTATCTGTAGACGAGCCACTTTGACTTCAGAATAAAACGATTCATTCACTTGCCCCGCTAGTTTAGTAACTTCTCTAGCCTTAGCTATATCCATAGTGCCGTTAGCAACTGAATTTATAGAATTACAAAGAAACTTTCTCAGATCGCCTGTTGTATTAATCGCTGCCATTTACTTATCTCCTCGTTTGGGTTTACTAGTTTAGTTAATTTCTTTATGTGTCTGCAAATAGACTTAATAACTTGTAGTTGGTCTTTGCTTATAAAATAGTAAGGGATACCAAATACAACGCAGTTACAATCGTTTGAGTTATATAAAAAGCGTTGGTTAGTATACTTTCCTCTACTATTGGTTTGTCTATAGACAACTCTCTTATCAACGTCTTTCAGCATTAATCCATCTATTTTGTCTTTCCATTTTTCCGCATCTCTGTAACTTAGAATAGTAGCCTTATAAAAACGTAAGAATCTTCTTCTGACTTCATCGTTAAAGTCTGTTCTTGGTCCGTAAGAACCCGCTATAACTTTCCAAGCACCGCGCATTATTACCGGCTCAATTTCATCCCCATAACTACAGTTAAATCTTTTTAACGTATGGTAATTAAGCGTTCTTGCAGGGGGAATATTGTCTGTAATTGGGTAAGTGTGCCTTGGTACTAACGGTATTCTAGGATGATCATCAGGATAATACTCGTGCATATACTCCACTATGTCATCGTAGGTATATTCTATTTTTTCGTCGTTATTGGTGTAACGATATACACTTTGATCCCACGTAGGTGTTGGGCAGGCAATCGTTGCGAAGTAATAATTACGCAGAACATTCTGCATTAGTCGCTCTTTCTTGGTGACTACTTCAATATAGAAATCACCAAAAATCAGCGGCTTGTTGCGTTCAATGCATTCGAGGATATTCTTCTCATATTCTTTATGCACTTCCCGCTGAATCTCAATGGGATCTCGCGTGGGTGCCTCTTTAAGCATTAACTCAGATGCTATCTTGCCGACGGTCTCTTTGCTCATTACTACTCTCCATCGTTTTATTTAATTACTATCACCATTTACAGTAAACTACCAGTAGGAGGGCGTATCATGAAACGACTATTGTTATTGGTAATGTTCAACTGTCTGGGGATGCAAAAAGAACAACAACTAACCTGCCCATCATGTGAATCGGTCATTATACATATCGAGAAGGCCGAGCATGTGGA